TTGCTTGTCTGGCCGAAATTCGCAGTTGCAGGTGCTCGTAGGTTTGCGGGATGGAAGTGAACTCAATCAACGCAGCATCAGCCTCCAGATACGTTGTGGAGATTGCTTCGATAACAGCCATCAGGCCACCATCCTTGGCAGCACACCGAACAGGGAGAACGAAGAACCTGCCATAAGGTTGTGCGTGGTGTACCCGAAGAACTCCAGCCGTGTAATCGGCGCTTGGCTCAACCAAGTGGCAGCAGTCATGTCAACGGTCCCAGATCCATCGTCGTCGTTAGCGGATTGAGAAACAACCGACTTGTATTTGCCAGAGTTGATGTCAAATAGATTGACGACAACGCTGCTGAAAGCATTGGCAGTCGCATTATCGGCAAGGATGTTTCCCACATAGAACCCAGCCCACCCCGTTCCAGATGAAGCAGCGGCACTTGATCCATCCCCATAGAGGTGTTGTACGGGGTAGTTGGCTGTCGTGCTGTCGCTGTTCACCTGCAATGCCGTATCGGCAGAAGCCGCTCCACGATCCGAACGGACGTACGCGATAAATACCAGATCCATATATTGCGACCAGTCCCCAACTTGCCCGTCATCGGTGGACGCAAATGCGACACTTGCTGTGTCCGACGCAAGCGTTGTCGTGCCGAGGCCGACCCATGCCTCACCGTCCGTGAGAACACCATCAACGATGTATGAGGGATCAGCCATTATGCAGCCACCTCGTATCGGATAATCACAATGCCCGTGGACCCGTCACCGAAGTCTCCACTATTCCAGACCGCCCAAGAAGCCCCGCCGCCAGAACCAGTATTGGGCACACCCCCACTACCGCTACCGCTGGTAGATTCGATACCTGCACCGCCGCCGCCAGAACCACCCGTGCCAACCGTGCCAGCGACATTGCAGACACCACCACCGCCACCAGCGTAAGTTCTACTCGTAGCAGAGATGCCGATACCAGAAGCCCCGTTGCCGCCATTGCCCGCCACTATTGCACTAGCAGCATTGGCACCACTAGCACCTGCGCCCCCACCACCGCCACCAGCACCATACGTTGCGGCACCGAAGCCATCGCCGCCATCATTCCCCTCACTAGGAGAGTACGACCCGCTGTTGCCCGAACCTCCCGAATAGTTGCCCGAACCGCCTGAAGAAGAACCCGTGCCACCGCCTCCAGAACCACCATTCTGGCCGACGTACATGCCGCCAGAACCACCACCTGTAGCCGCATAACCAAGCGCCGATGTGTTGGCACCATTGGCTGTTTCATAGTTCAAGGCCCTCGCTCCACCCGCACCAACCGTGACGGTGTACGGGGATGAGGCTGAACTCACTGCAACAGAGGAGATAGATCGCATACCGCCAGCGCCGCCACCTGAGCCTGCCGAATAATAAAGCGACCCTGCGGAGCCCCCGCCTGCCACGACCAACAAATCCACATCAGCCGCACCGCTAGACACCACGAACTTGCCTGAACCACGGAACGTATGAACCCTGTATGTCGTACCAGAATCGACGTACTGCGTGATGATCCCACCAAACGCCGTCAAAGGCGTAGCGCCGCCGAACAGTCCACCATTCGTCCAAGTAGACACAGCCGTCGAAGGCCACGCCTTCGGCGCGTCATGCCGCCCGCGCCAGTTGGATACGGCGGTAGACGGGTTGGTGCGGTCCTGGCGAAACATCTGCTAGGCAGTAATACGGTTGACGTACCCGTTGATGACCACCACGTTTGCCGCTGCGGCGAACGCCTTGACTACCAGGCCGTTCTGTAACGGGATCCCTGGGCACACCAGCACCCAGCCTGCCTCAGCTCCAATCGTCACCTCGATGAGATCGTCAGGTGCCGTAGTGCCACCGAACTCCAAGGTCAGTTTCCTGTCCGACCCGTCAGTGTTGCAGGCGTACAGCCACACCTCGTCCATGTCGGAAGTGCCCGACACGGCGGTATGAATGGTTGTTCCTGCCGTTGCTGTAGCAACAACCTTGACGTTCTTGCCGTTGGTGCCGCCCGAAAGCAGTTGTTTTGAGTATGTTGCCATGTTCTTTCCTTAGTTGAATACAGAATGTCCGATGACGCCGTTGGCGTCATCTGCGGTAGCAAGCGTGCCGCTTGCGTTCGGCAACCAAATGGTCCGATCCGCCGTCGGGTCAGTTGCCTTCAGAAATGTTTCGTAAGCGTCAGCCGTGGCCCCTTCCCACACGACGTAATAGTCGTTTGGAACGAAGACGCCCTGGTTTGCGGTAACCAACTCGCTGACGCTTAGCGTCCCTGATACTGTTGTTGCGTTCCCCGACGCTGACAAGGTGGGAGTTCCCGTAGCCCAGGACACGACCTCGGTGAAGTTCGTGTTCATATCGGCAGCCACAATGGTGGTACCAGCGGAGAAAGTGTTCGATACGGCCAGATCAGCCATTTAGCGCAATCTCCTTGAATTATATGTGAACGCCATTGCGTTCACCTCCCAATGGTGATCTGTAGACGGTCCATTTACCTTCAATGAAATGGCTTGTGCTGTCCCAATCGTGGGTAGGCGCACAACATCAGCAACCAATTCAACTGCGGCAGCGTCCCAAGCGGCATACGTGGGGGAGCTGGAATCAGAATTGTCCCATTCCGCTGTGTCCCACAGCGACGAAGAAACCTTGCCTGTCACATCCACGTCGAAAGAGCCTGTAGCACCCGACTTGTCGTAGTTTTTATATACCTGAACAGGCATTTTGATCGTGTTCTTCGCCAGGGTGATGAATCGTGGCTTGCCCCATCTTTTCTTCGTGATCGGGTCACCCCCATGTAACCATGGGGTGACGAAATGCGAATCAATGTGAACGGCCGTAGACCCCGTATAGGTGTCGGTGGTGCGGTTCTGTTCGTCTTGAACATCGACCACGCAGCCCGTGTTGTCAACGCATCCAGCGTACACGGCGGCTCTTTCGTTGGGTGACCTGTAAGCGTGCAGTGGGCCAGCGTCAATGTTGGTTGACACCCATGCGCCGCTCTCCCCGATAGTCGGGTCGTAGATCAGCGTGCGTCGTGTCGTGGAGCCGCCCTCTGTCCAGTCGAGGCTGACGTACAGTTTGTTGTCACCCCAGGCGAGTTGCGGGGGATTTGAGAATGTGATGCGCCCATCGTCTATGGCGGGCTGCAACTTTGAGAACAGGTACACGAACTGTTCGCCGTTGTACAGGTATACGCCTTCGTGGGCGGACCAGAAGAACACCCCGTTCGGGGTGACTGCGGGGGTGCTCAGCGGGACCATGCCAACCGATGCCGATTGGAGTTGCACCTGGAACGAATCGGAATCGTACCCGAAGATCGCATACGTCGAATTCGACTTGAATACAAGTAGACGGTCGCCGTATGGAGCCAAACCTGTTATGTAGTCGCCGTGTTCTCCCTTGTCTATGTCCACGTAATCGGCGTCTATGCTGGTTTCGCCCCACTGCTCGGGTTCGTTGGCGTTTGACCAACGGACCCTTGTCTTATGCGCCGTAGCCGACTCATACGTGTTGGCAGCCCACGCGAAGTTGTTCCAAAAGGCCACGTACTGGGCTTGAGGGAAGTTGCCTGTGGTCCCGTCGAAAGTAGTTCCGAGATCCACTGCTGACGATGTTGCCCCATCCCACTTGAATGAAGGTTTGTCGTATGACACACCGTAGGCGTTGTTGTTCATCGTCATGCCGTACACGCGGGACCCAGCGGTACGCGCCGTGATCCCTGTCAGGTCGGTGAAATTCCCAGATGCCGACGCTGCCACCTTGGTCCCATAGTTGACCATCAAGGCGTTGTTGCCCGCGTCGTCATGGTAGCCCCAGATGCCTTTCACGTCGGCTGAAAGCGCAGTTGAGTTTCTGCGGTACACGCCGTCACGCATACGTACACCGCCACGGGGGTCTACGACCACGTTCAACAGGTCGGGCGACTCGTTGGGCGCCAGGTTGAACTGGTCGGACCTGAAGTTCAAACCCCCAGAAAACGATTCAAGCGCAGTGAGTTTATAACTGCTAGTTCGGGCACCAGCGCCCCGCGCCATCCGTTACTCCCAGAAGTAACGGAGACGGTTCGGTAAAATTGCTTGCGACCGCCAACGTGAGGCTGAATGCCCGTTTAGGACCAAGGGCTGCGGGGCGGGGCAGTCGTCGTAGCGTGCCTTCAGATTGTCGAACTCTTGTTCAAACAAACCAAAGTACTGGACAGCCATGCCAGGGTCTTCTTGCTGCTCGTAGGCTCGAGCTATCCCGTAGGTCGCTATGAGAATGTGGAACGGGCTGGGAAGGTCGGATGGTTCTGTCCCGTCTGACGAACCCGCCCCGAAGGCGGTCGGGTTCTTGTAGCCGCGCACGTACACGGTTTTCCCCGATCCTGGCGTCGGGTACAAGCGAACAGAGTCCGCCCAGAAAGACCACCACCACGAATCACCCGAAGAGTTCGAGTCAAGCGGATAAACAACGTCGCCTTCGTCGCGTCCCACGAACGTGATTACATGATTGTCGGTGCGTAGTGCCGCTATTTCACGCAAACCCGTTGCGACCGATGCGCCAACGGTTGCCAACGTATAGTCTTTGGTGTCGGCAACGGTGGTGAACGTCGTCGCCACCTCGTAGAACGGCCAACGCTTCTCCGAATAAACGATCTTGTCGTACCCTTCGCCAAAGAAACGGTTCAGGGTGTCGTCCGTAATGTCGGACGAATCAATGTCCACCACCGACCGAACATACGACCTCATGGTCGAAATGTCCACGGCTACTCCCTATGGAAAACGCACAGATCCCCGTCCCCGACGGGACGCCCCTTGCAGGGCGCCCCGTCGCGGGTCAGAGAACTGCATCTGACCGATTCTGGAACAACGGGTTCGCTGCTTGTCGGATTGACCTGCTGGACGTTTCGGGAA